TATTTGTGCATACAATCATCGCAATCATATTATTTTACTTAACATTTTTTAAAACAATCTAAAATGAAAACATTAACCTACACAGATTTGCTTGGCATCTTAAAAGCCAAGCGCAAAGAAAAAGGACTTATTCAAAAGGACATAGCAGAACATCTTGATAGCACACCACAGAGTGTGTTAAATTGGGAGCAAAACAAATTTGATATGCCCACAACTAAGATGATGCAGTATGCAGAATTAGTAGGATTAGAACTTAAAATTTCGTAACTTTAAAAAGCAAAACAATGGAACAATTTAACGCACTTTACAGCCTATCGCAAAGGCTATTGAATGACAATAACATAACTACTCTGGTAGCTGTATTAGAAGCAGAGGTAAAGCTGTGCAGCAGACACAAGCTGTCTAAGTTTGGAATCGGCGCTGACAACACCTTAAAAATGATTAACGGAACTAAACAAATAACCATAAAAATAAAGTAAAATGGAAAAGTACACAGAAGTAAAAGAAATATTAAAAGATTATAACCAGGTAGATGTAGAGAAATTTACATCATACTGCATAGGTTTGGAAATGGCTAAGAATGGAAGCAAGAATCCATTTATGAAAAGATTACCTGCCAATAAATTATCAGATTTATTTAAGCGAGTTACCAATGAAGGATTAAAATTTGATGGTAAGCACGTCACCTTGCAGTCAACTGGAATAAACTATGATTATATGGCTTACAAAAATAAGATGCTTATGGCATATCCAGAATCAATAATTGATGTGGATTTAGTTTATGAGGGTGATGAATTTACTTTAGCCAAATCATCTGGCAAAGTGGTTTCTAATCACGAAATAGTTAACCCATTTGATAGAACTGATTCTAAGATAAAGGGAGGATACTGTATAATTAAGAATAAAAGAGGCGAGTTTGTCGTTACCTTAACCAAAGCTGATTTTGAAAAGCACAGAAAGGTGGCAAGAACTGACTTTATATGGAAGGCTTGGTATGTAGAAATGTGTATGAAAACTTTGATTAAAAAGTGTGTGAGAATTATGTACGATGATGTTTATGATACAATAGACGAAGAAGATAATAAGCAAATAAATTTGAATCAAATAAAAAAAGATTGGATTAGTGACATTGACAAAGCCGAATCTTCAGAGGAGTTAGATATGATTTGGAGTGCTATGAGTGCCAAAGAGCAAACGAATTACCAGGAAGTAATTAATAAAAAACAAAAAAATATTTAATTATTATTCTAAAAAATTTTGTAGTTTAAAATATTTTTTGTATCTTTGTCTTACGTTAGCAATATTGCGAAGCGAAAAACAAAACACAATATTATGAGTAAAGAAGTAAAGAAAAAAGAACAAGAGTATATTAACCAACTTAAGGAAGATATTCTAGAATTAGTAAGAGACCTACGAGATATAAGCGATGGTATTGATGATGAAATCGAATATGGATTTGACCGATATGGTGAAAATAAGGGTCACCTATATGCAGTCATAAAAACGTGTGAAGAACTTAGGTCATTGCTCTATTGTAGCGGAGAAAATTTTAAAGATGAGTACTACTATGATGATGATATTTTTCAAGCCTATTGGAAGACAAAGGGCGATGAATAGATAATTCAAACCAATGGGGGGAGTTATCTCCTCCCCCCTTTTATTAATTAAACAAAACAAAACAACTATGTTTGAAAAACACATTTTTAGAAGCCATTCAGTTGGCACAATCGTAAACGTACCGAAGCCATTAACAGCTACGCAAAGCGAAACGCTAACAGCTTATCGTGAACGTGCAAACGGAGAAGGTAAACCATTAACGGACAATCAAAAGAAAACCTGGCATTCATTAGAGCATAAGCACAATGAAAGCAAAACGTACAAGCTAAATGATACAGCTAAGAAGTACTTAAACGATTTAGTCTTTGAGAAGCGTACTGGTCGGAGGTCAAAACTTGAAAACAAGTATTTCACTAAAGGCATAGAAGCAGAGAAAGCAGGTAGAGATTTGACAAGCAGAATATTAGGTTTAAGATTAACTGAGGACACAGAAAGAAAGCAAAATGATTGGGTAACTGGTTTGCGAGATGTTAAGAGTGATGAAGTAATCATTGACATAAAGTCGGCTTGGTCATTTGAATCATTTAACAAGCATCTTTTAAGTAAGCCAAATGAAATGTATCTAAGACAATTAGATTGCTATATGGACTTGTGGAACATCAAAGATAGTTTACTTGTTCACGTTCTCGTAGATACACCTGCAAAGTTAATTGATGATGAGATTCAGCGAATGGATTGGAAGTACAATATATCGGATTTGAGTGGTGACATACGAGAAGAGTTTATTGGAGATGTAGTTGACTTAGTTAGCAATCACATATTCACTGGAAAAGGACTTGTAGATTACTGCACCCAATCTTCCAATGTTCAGCTATCTTGGTTTGATGATTTCATTGAGTTATCAGATGACCAACGCATACATATGATTCCACACGCATTTGACCAGGTGCGAATTGAACAGCGTAACGAGTGCATCAAGGTAGCTCGTGAATATATGAATACAGTTAAACCTATTAATAATATTATTAAATAACCAAAAAACAAAACAAATGAAAAATTTTACAAAAATGAAATCGTGGGATATACTTAAAAAAGATTTATTTCCTAATTCCGAGAAGTTAATAGTAAATAAAGAAGGTGTAAAAACCACAATAATTGATGCAGAGTTAGACCCAGTAGAATTATATTTTAGTCATAAAAATTTTGTTCAAATAAATATGCAGGAATATAGCCATATTTGTTTAGGCAAGGATGATTTATACAGAATTATTGAACTAATGGATGAAGCAGAAGAATCTTACAAATTAAAATTTTAACATAAAACCAAAAAACAAAACAAATGAGTACAGCACAAAATAATGCTTTCATTCAAGGAATAGAAAGTGGAAAATGGAACACAGACAAAGCAAGAGTTTATAGATTGCTTACAATTGAATCACAGACCTTAGAACAGCTTAGAGTAAAGCTAAATAAAAAAGGCTTAAATGAGTTATCTGGTAGAGTTACAGATTTATTAGATATGGGTTTAATTCGTGAAACATCACGAGGTCGGTACACGAAGTATGAAGTGGTTACCGATGAGTTAAAGCAATTTATGTTAGCCAATCAAAGGCATTATGAGAAGGCTTTAAGATGGAAAAAGCAAGGCGAAGAAAAAGGATACATTGATTTTTTTAAAATTTAAAACAACTTATATTATGACACAAGAACAATTTTATTTAGGGTGGTTAATAGTTAACCGACTCAACAAACAAGATGAATTAGATATTGTCTATGAAAAAACAGCCGAAATTTATAGTATATATGAAAATATTACTTATTGTAACTTTCATATTAGTGGTCTTGATGATTTGAAAAATTTTGTAGAGAAAGAAAAAGAATTAATTAACACATTATTTAACCAATAAAATTATAAAATGAGCAAGGAACGGATTATATCAAGAGCATTGGTTTTAATGCAACTGCAACAGCTTACATTTGAGCAGTTAGACGGACAAATAAAGCACTCTTACAAACAACACCACAATAACTTTATGAATGCCACAGAACGTGAATTAAGGCGCTTAGAACGCATCATAAACGATAACGTAGATGAAGAACAAGCCAAAGATGGATTAGCTGCACAAAATGAACTAACTTTAATGATAGATTACATTTTAGATGTTATCTTTGGAGAAAAAGAAAACAAAGATTTATTAACAGCAATTCAAAACAATATAAAATTATGAAACAAACTACCTTATTTAAATTTGAAGAAAAAGAAAGTAAATATACTAAGGCAATAGGCTCTCCAATATATGAGCCTAAAAACAAAAAACCACACATTTTAGAATTGTGCGACAAATCAAAAACTCATAGAAGAATAAAAGAAATAGAAAACAGTTCTTTGCCACAAGATGAAAAAGATTTTTTGATAGAAGCAGCTAAAAGGCATACAGTTTTTAACTATGAAAAAATTGCTGACTATTACTCCCATTCATCAAGGGAGATGCAAAATCTAATGGAAAAAAGCGCTTTGGTTATAATTGATTTTCAAAAAGCCATTGAAATGGGTTACATTAAATTAAGTAAAGAAATTAAAAAACAATATCTTGAAGAATATGGAAAATAGATTGGAAAATTTTTGTGTATTTATTTTAACAAATGGAAGACCAGACAATGTTAAAACTAAAAAAACATTAGATAAATGTGGATATACTGGTCAAGTTTATTATGTTGTAGATAATGAAGATAAAACAGTAAATAAATACATAGAAAACTTTGGAAAAGAAAATGTCAAAATTTTTAACAAGAAAGAAATGGCAGATAGCATTGATGAGTATAGCAATCTTGACAATAGAAGTGTAATTATTCACGCAAGAAATGCTTGTTTTGAAATTGCTAAAAAGTTAAATATTAAAAACTTTGTCCAATTGGATGATGATTATTATTATTTTGGTTATAGAGGTGATGATGGTGCTGTTAAAATATCTAATTTAGATAAAGCATTTGCAACAATGATTGAATTTTTAAATACTACACCTATAAAAACCATAGCCTTTTCACAAGGTGGTGACCATATAGGGGGGTTTAGTGGCTTAAAATTAAAAAGAAAGGCTATGAATTCATTTTTTTGTAATACTGACAATCCATTTACATTTGTTGGTAGTATAAATGAAGATGTTAACACCTATACAACATTAGCAAGCAGAGGTGATTTGTTTTTTACTTTTACTGGTTTGCAATTAGACCAAAAAGATACTCAAAGTCAAGACAATGGAATGACAACTGAATACAATGCACAAGGCACATATGTAAAGTCATTTCATAGTGTTCTAAGTATGCCGTCAAGCGTAAAAGTTTCAATGATGAATAGTAGAGATTCGCCAAGATTGCATCACGCTATATCCTGGAAAAATACTACACCAATGATTTTAAGAGAAATTTATAGGAAATGAAAGAAAATTTTGAAACCTTTGGATATTTTAAAGAATACTATATCAATAATACTTTTGTTGGCACTATTCAATGTGAAAAAGATAGAGATACTTATGGTTATTATGGTAAAAGATTTAAAATATTAAAAGAGGATATTTTATTAGATAACAAGAAAAAAATTAAAAAAGGAATAGAAGTAAATACAATGCTTTTTCCTTTAAATGGTAAAAAACAAAACAATAAATAATATGGATAAAATTAAAGCAGGTCAAAAGGTAAAAGTGCATCTCGGAGTATTGGGAAGCTGTTATGGAATTACAACTGGAAGAAGTATAAAGCGAGTATTAAAGAAGCGAGAGGTAGATGTCTTAGAATTAAAGCAATGTTTACCTATACCATTTAACGAAATAGAAATGTTTAGAGATGGTGGAGAGATTAGCTTTAAGATTCGCTATGCTAACCAGGTGCAAATATACAAGGATGAGCAAGAGGTATTCCCAAAGAGAGAACTTTTAGGAT